GCCGGCTACGAAGTACGCGCAACAGATCTAGCCAAAGGGTGTTTAATAACCCGAGATTTCGACAAACCCGCCATATACGTGTTGGGTATTGTGGACCGCGTGGACTATCTCAATTACCACGTGACGTTAGCCGGGTGGGCTAACTACGCCGACACACTCAAACCCGAACACCACCGGCCAAGTGATTGGTACCGGGCAAACGCCTACTACACACCACAAACCGAATTACACCCGTTAGGTACGTTGCCAACACTTACAACGAAAGCGACGGTTAGCAATGGCATTTGAGTTAAACGGCTACGTAGATGTTCCCACCCGGTTGCGGTTGGCGTTAAAAGATTGGCCCCAACTACGGATCCAAGAAACGTCTTGCACTCTCGAACAAGTGGGCGAACAACTGTTTTTAATTTGCGTGGTAACGGTGTGGCGTGACGAACGGGACGCGGTGCCCGTCATTGCGTCCGCCGCCGAACAAGTACCGGGCCGCACACCATATACGCGTAATGCGGAACGAATGGTGGGGTTTACGTCCGCGTTGGGCCGAGCCTTGGGCTATATGGGTTACGGGATCGACAAGTCCATAGCAAGCCATGACGAAATTAAGCACCGGCAAGATATTGAGCCGGTCGAGGATCCATGGCCAACCACAATAGATCAGGAAAACCAATTGGCTATGCGCCGCATTGTGGAGAAGGAACAAAACAAACGTAAGGCCATGGCAAGTAATGGCCCGGTGACTGCACCGCAACTAAAAATGCTTAAAATCCAAGCCACAAAAGCCAATTTGGCAGATGATGAGGCGTTGCGGCTATTCTGCACCGACACATTAGGCAAAGAAATTGAGAGCGTTAGCGCGCTAACAAAATTTGAGGCCTCGAAGGTTATTGAGGAATTGTTAAAAGAAGTGGCTAGCAAGAACATGGAACGCGAGGAACCGTTTTAATGCCTAAAACTAAAAAATTGCCAACGCCGACAGTTGCGTGTTCCGTTGTTAAATTTTCGGTGCCACAAATTCAGGCGGTGGTATTTGAGTTGCGCGAACTGATCCGAACGCCAAAAGAACTGTGGACGCAAGAACAAAAATTATGGTGGGGCAAACTAAACGTTTCGTTGGGTTTACTCGAAAGCAATTTACAAAACGACAAGTAGGACCGTCGCACGGTTACGTCCCGCACGTGTCTAGCGGGTGTTGGTGTAAATCCACGCGGCCTAACCGGCCGTAGTTAGCCCGTTAGAAAGGCAGGTAAAGCCCATGCGCATTAAACGGCGTGTGGCGAGTGTGATCCGTGCTTAACCAACGGACGGGTTGGTGCCCGGGGCCACTATGCCCTAGACCTAGCAACTAACCTAAACAAACAAACAAATGCAAACACAACACGCGACACAAACCCGACACCCGGGCCACACCATGCAAACCGAGAGCAAGGCGCAACGCGCCGCGCTAGGACAAGCGCGATAGCGCGCGTCAGGCCCTATGCCTAAACGAACCGCAAACCCAAAATACCGGGCACGTCGAGCCGCACTCCTACGCGATAAACCCGTGTGCGTATGGTGCAAAGTACGGCCCGCCACCGAGGCAGATCACTTAGTGCCCTATGACATGGTGGGAGATGACACCGAATTGGTGCCGGCTTGCAAGCCGTGTAACTCTCGACGCGGTGCCGAACACCAAGCACGAAAACGACGAAATACAAACACACGCCAACGCCAACACCAAACACGCACAAACACACGTTTGCCACGCAACAAAAACGAAATGGCGCAAACAAACGACAAAATTTTTTTTTCTAACGAACGCTTGCCCCCGCGCCCAGGCTTGCGTGTATCCCCGAAGGTCCGAACCGGTTCGGGCAAGGCCAACCCAAAATCCGACGAAATTAGGTTTGACCGTCCGCGATTAGAAACGATCATGCCGGCCAAATTTTCTAGTGCCGGTGTCGAGGTTGCCAAGTGGGCCAAAACGCATTTGGGTGTTGAGTTAATGCCGTGGCAACGTCACGTGGCCAACAATTTGTTTGCGCACAATAAAGGCCAATGGCTTAACCGGTTGGGTTTGGTATCGGTGGCCCGTCAAAATGGCAAAACGATTTTGTTAAAGGCCGCGTTGGGTTGGTACTGCACCGTTTGGGCACAAAAACAAAAACACCCGGTGCTAGTGATTACTACCGCGCACAAACTCGATTTGGCGGTGGCGTTATTTCAGGATTTAGCCCCAATGCTTAAAGAGAAATTTGGGGCCACCGTCAAATACGCCTACGGCCGTAACCAATTGGTATTGGGTAATTGCACGTGGGTAGTTAGGGCCGCTACACCGGCGGCGGGCCACGGATCGAGCGCGGATTTAGTGCTCGTGGACGAAGTTTGGGGCGTGTCCCAAGAGGCCCTAGACGTAGGCCTACTGCCTACGCAACGGGCCAAACCCAACCCGTTGTGCATTATGTTTTCTACGGCCGGCACCGAGGATAGCCACGCCATGTTGCGGTGGCGCGAACAAGGCCTACGGGCAATAGACACCAAAACGGACGCGGGCCTATACCTAGCGGAATACTCACCGCCGCCAGATTTGGACCCTATGACTATGGACGCATGGCGGTACGCCAACCCGGCTATTGGCCACACCATTACCGAACAGACGTTGCAAATTGAGGCCACCGCACCCAACCGCGCCGCGTTCCTTAGATCGAGCGTAAACCTATGGGTGCAATCCGATACGGGTTGGATCCAACCCGGTGTTTGGGCCGCCAACGCCACCGACACGGCACCACCCGCCGGCGGTGTCCTAGCCGTTGAGGTATCCATAGACGACGGTCGCTATTGCGCGGTACGTGTAAACCACACCGGGCAACCCGGCGAAGTATCCGCCACCGTGGAATTTGTGGTGGACACCATGGCCGAGGCATGGCGGCGTATCGAGGCGTTAGCGGCGGACCCAAAATTGGTAATTGCCGTAACCCCAACATTGGATTTGCATTGCCCGTTGGCGTTGCAACGTCGCCGCCAAATATGGGGCTACCAAGAAGTCACCCGGTACACGGCGGCAGTACGCCAACTAATTATTGAGGGAAAACTACGGCACACCGGGGAAACAATGTTGGCCGAACACGTAGGCCGAGCGGTAGCCGGCCGCACTAACGGCACCATATCGCTATCGTCCCAACGATCACCCGGCCCAATCGAGTTAGCCCGGTGTGTAGTGGCCGCTTGCGGGCTACTCATACACAACCGGCAACCGGTGGGCAAACCCATATTTGTGTCCGTACCGCACCGCGCCGCGAGTTAGTGTTATTGCATGGCAAGGTTTAGCAAGAAAAATACCGAGGCACCCAAGGCGGCGGTAGCGGCCGCACGTGTTGGCGGCGGTGCCGGCAATACCGGTATGTCTATGGTCGATAAATTCACGTTTTATACGGCCGATCCAAGCGTTGAGGCCGCGTTACAAGTTCCCACCGTAAGCCGCGCTCGCGATCTTATTTGTTCCATGGTTGGTTGCCTAACCATAAAACAATATTCGGAACAATGGAACGGCGAATATATGGAACGTATCTATTTGCCACCCGATACGTGGTTTAACCAACCCGATCCAAACGTCACGCGCAATTTTATACTTGCCAACACCGCGTCGGATCTTATGATGTTCGGCCGGGCCTTTTGGGCGATTACCGAGAGGTTGGGGAACGGGTTCCCGTCCAAATTTACGTGGCTACCGGCCCAAAATATTTACACGCTCGACCAATCCGGGCCGCAATGGTTTGGACCTAGTGACCAAATCACGTTCCAAGGCGCACCACTAAAAACGCAAGACGTAGTGCAATTTCTTAGCCCCAATGGCGGGTTGATTTACCAAGGCGTGAGCGCGATTACTACCGCATTGCGTTTGCAACGCGCCGCCGAGAGGTTTGCGGTAGCAGAAATTCCGTCGGGCTATCTAAAACAGACCGGTGGAGAACCCATGAACGCACAAGATCTTGCGGATATGGCCGCCGCATTTGCGGCCGCGCGCCAACAATCCACCGTCGCGGCATTAAACGAATTTGTGGACTACAAAGAAACGTCGCACAAACCCGACGATTTGCAATTGGTCCAATCACGCGAATTTATGGCGTTAGAAATGGCGCGACTTGCAAATATTCCGCCATACCTAGTTGGTGTATCCGTACCCGGCTACACGTACCAAAACGCCGATAGCGCGCGCATGGACTTATACCAATTCGGTGCAAAACCACTTATTGAGGCAATTGAGCAAACGTTGTCTATGAATTCGATCGTGCCGCGTGGCCGGTTCGTGGAATTGGACGTACACGGATATTTAGAGGAAAACGGCATGGCCGAACCCGAAACGGACGATAGCGACGACAACGGAACGGTGGGTGGTGACGCGCTTAACGTCGCTAGTTCGTTGCCACCCACTAACCGCCAACGCGTAGTAAAGTAGGCAACCATGATTAGGTTTACAGCGTCACCAATTCAGATCACCGCCGCCGAAGGCGAAGGCAAACGCGAAATTATGGGCGTTGCCGCACCGTACAACGTCGAGGCCGTGGTATCGGACGGAACGGCCGTAAAGTTTTTGCCGGGTTCTCTCCCGGTGGACGGACCGGCCCCAAAACTTATTCAGGATCACGATTTGACTCGCGCTATTGGTGTTGTTACTGAGCGTGTCGAGGACGAAAACGGCGTGTATTTCACGGCCCGCGTATCCAAAACCCAAGCCGGTGATGAGGCATTGGAACTAGCCAAGGACGGCGTGTTGGACGCGGTAAGCGTCGGCGCGGAACCTATCGACGCGGAAATGGACGAAAACGGCGTGTTGGTTGTTGCGTCCGCTAGGTGGGTGGAACTATCGTTGGTTCCGTTGGGTGCATTTCCCCAAGCAAGGGTTACACAAGTAGCGGCGGCACAAGAAAAGGAAAAACAAACCATGGCCGAAATTAAGACAACCCCAACCGTTGAGAACGTCGAGGCCGCACCGGCACCGGCACCAACCGCACCCGTTTGGGCCGCCGCTAAGAGCGAGCGCGAATTTGCAATGCCAACCGCGAGCGAATATTTGGCCGCGTACCACGTTGGTGGCCAGACGTGGGCAAACGTCAATGCCGCTTACAAACAGAACGTTGCAAAAAAGCAGACTGCAATTCAGGCCGCGCTTGCGCAAGATCTGACCACCGACACGCCGGGCTTGTTGCCAACCCCGGTACTTGGCCCGGTGTTCGTCGGCAAAAACTACGTTGCCCCATTCCTTACGGAAGTAGGCACCCGCGCAATGCCAAACGGAAACGGAAAATCGTTTATCCGTCCAACGTTTACGCAATACACCGCTAGCGGTGTGCAAACCGAAGGTTTGGCAGTAACAAGCCAGAAAGCCACCATTGCGTCCAATTCGGTAACCCGCCAGACCGTCGCGGGTGGCGTGTTTATCTCGCAACAGGACATTGACTTTACGGACCCGGCCGCGTTGTCCGCCATTTTGGACGATCTCGCCGGCGAGTATTTGATTAAGGCCGACGATATCGCGGTGGACGCTTGCGTGTCCGGCTCGACAAACCTTGGCCAATGGGACGGAACCCCCGAGGACTTTATTTTGTTCCTTTACGGTGCCGCTCGCGATATCTCAAACGGCACGAACTTGTTCCCAACCCATATCGTTATGGGTGTGGACACGTGGGCCAAGGTTGGTTCGTTGGTTGATGATGACAAGCGTCCGGTGTTCCCGGCAATTGGCGCAACCAACTTGATTGGCACCAACACGTTGGGCGCGGGTGATGTCACCAATTGGTCCACCACCAACCCGTTGGGTTTGCGCACCATTGTGGATAGCAACGTGGCCGCCAAAACTATGGTGGTGTTCCACGGTCCGGGCATGGAAATTTACCAAAATATCCGTGGCATTATGACCGTTGAGGATCCCGAGTTGTTGGGCCGTAATTTCACTTACTACGGCTACCTTGCAACGTTTATCCCCAAGGCAACCTTGTTGCAAAAAATCACTTGGGCCTAATCGGTAGGGCCGGTGCATGGCCACCTATTCGATTACCTCAAAACAACTAACCGCCAACTATGGGGTTGTTGCCACACTCACGGCTAACGAGATCGTTACCGGGCAACAATTCACGATAAGCGGGCTAGCGGGTTTTAACGGAACGTATGTTGCGGTAGATCTACCGCAATACGAATTTACGGGCGTAAACACCGCCGGGGATTTGCAATTTAACCCGGCGGTGCTACTGCCCAACCAAGTGTTGTTCGCGCTCACCGGAAACGATATCGAGCGAACCACAGCAACCGGCACGATTACCTACGCGCTTACTTGCACATGGATAACCAAGGCAGACGTTGAGGATTGGTTAGGGTTCACCGTTACTACCCCGTCGAGTGATGATGACTTATTGACAATTTGCGTAGCGGCCGCAAACGCCTACGCCTACCGCAAACGCCAAGAGGCCGGCTATTTTGACGCGTCCCTATCCACGGTGCCAAGCCAAGACGTACGCCTAGGCACCATTATGTACGGCGGCGCGCTTTACCGCGAACGTGGATCTATCGACCAATACGCAAGTTTTGACCCGTTGGCCACCGGCACACCCACCGGCGGCAGTATGGGCCAAATCATGCGGCTATTAGGGGTTAATCGTCCGGCGGTGGCCTAATGACCGCCACCGTAAACGCATTTAAGTTGGGTTACGACAACGTAGTAGATCGACTACAAGCCATTACCGGGCTAAAAGTGTTTGACGATCCACGCAACCTAAACCCGCCATGCGCGCTAGTAGACGCACCCGTTATACGCATGAATAGCAACCTAGTGTTCGACATGACGTTTAACGTGAAAATTATTGGCACCGGCCCGGGCGATTACCAATGTTTAGCCAAACTATTGGAATTGGCCGATTTGGTACGCCGCGCACAAATCGGTTTAACGGACGTACGGCCAACCGTTACCACGATTGGCACCCAAGAATACGCAAGTTACGAATTGACCATAGGGGCTAAAATTGGGCCATGAGTACGTACCGAGTAACCCACGCATTTGCCGACAAACAACCCGGGGACCTAATCCCGGCCGCCGACATAGGCATAAAGGATTTTTATTATTTGTTGGAAATCGGCGCAATTGTCCCCAATGGTGACGTGCAACCGGCCCCAAAACGTGCTAAAAAAGTAACAACGAAAAGCGAGGATTAACTCATGGCAATGCCACAGACTGTTTACTATTCCGCACCCGAGGTAAAGATTGGTGCCGCGTCCGGATCGTCGGTTGATTTGTCCGAGTTCGCCAAGAGTGCCGTATTGACACGTCAGGCCGACGCGTTGGAGAGTTCGAGCATGGCGAGCCGTGACCGGTTCTATCAGGCCGGCATGAATAGCAACCAATTTGTTGTTACGTTTAATCAGTCCTACGAAAGTAGCGAAGTGTACGCCACGCTTGCGCCACTTGTGGGTACGCAATGCTACGTCGAATGCACACCCGTGGACGGAACCGTGGCTAGCGCAACCAACCCGCGTTTTAGTTTGACGAACACCTACTTGGAGGCCATGGACGTTTTGGCCGCCAACCTTGGCGAATTGGGCGAAGTCCAATTGACGTTTACCGGTGGCACCTACGCCGCCGCAACCGGCGCATAGCCAACAATTAGGATCGGCGCGACGTGATTATTAAATGGCAGATACCCATTAAGGGAACTACTACGGAAGTAGAAACCCGTTTTATTGACGTACTTAATTGGGAACGGCACACCAAACGATCCATGCAACAACTATCCACGGACCTACGGGCCGTGGACATGGTGGTGCTTACGTGGTATGCGTTGCAACGCACCAAAAACGAACACGCCAATTTGTCGCTAGCCGATTATGAGGCCGCATTAGACGGGCCACCTACGCCGCTAGATAGCGGGCCGGTAAACCCTACGGTGGCGGCTACCGCCGCCGATTAGCCGAAATATTGGTGGCAACCGGGTGGTGGCCGCCAAACGTCGAATTTGACGAATACGACATGGCTACCGTGGTAAGTGTGATTACCGAACAAAACCGCCAAATGGAACGGGCAAGCCGTGGCCGTTGATCTCGAAGTAGGCGTGGTAGGTGTCAAACAAGCCTTAAAAGACCTAAACAAAATTGCGCCAACGATACGCCGCCAAATCACCAAGGATTACGCGCAAATCGTGGAACCCATGATAAAGACCGCGCAACAAGCCATACCCCAAATAGCACCCGTTACCGGTATGGACCGCACCGGGTGGAAAACCAAAAGCGGCCTACAAATCCTGCCACCGGGCGGTTGGAACGGCACCGCCGCCACCAAATCATTAAAACCACGTATTAACACGCGGCGTATAAAAGAGTTTCGAGGCAACAAGGAAAACGTGGGTACGTTTGGCGTGACGTGGCGAGGGTTTGCCAACACCGTGTTTGATATGGCCGGCCGTAAATCGTCGGGCAACCGGGACGTGTTTAGCCGCATGGGTTCGCATGGCCGCATGGTTGGCGCGGTAGGTGGCCCACAACTGTTAGCGATATTGCAAGGCCGGTACGGCAACGCGTCCCGCACCGTATGGCCGAGTTACGAACGGAACCAAACCGAGATTGACAACGAAATGCAAAAATTGGTGGACGAAGTAATGCGGCTAGTAAATAGTGATCTGTCTAAACCAACTAGCGTTGGTGGTTAGCCATGGCCGTTTCACTCCCTATCGTTTCCGAGTTTGACGGCACCGGCATTAAAAAGGCCATTGCCGAATTTAAGCAATTAGAAACCACCGGCGAAAAAGCCCAATTTGCGTTAAAAAAGGCGGCAGTACCAGCCACCGCCGCGTTGGGTGCATTGGCCGTAGGCCTTGGATCTGCCACAAAAGCGGCCATTGAGGACGCGGCCGCGCAAGAACAATTAGCGGGCGTACTACGTCGAGCCGGTTTGGCTACCGAGGACGAAATAGCCGCTACTGAGGAATTTATTAGCGCACAGTCACGTTTAACGGCCGTTACAGATGATGACCTACGGCCCGCGTTGGCCACGTTGGTAAACGCCACCGGATCGGCCACCTATGCCCAAGAATTGTTAATTAAAAGCCAAGACATAGCCGCCGCCACCGGTAAAGATTTGGAAACCGTAACGCAAGCAATGGCCAAGGCGGCAAACGGGCAAACCGCCGCGCTCTACAAACTCGATCCGGCGTTGCGTACCACCGTAGGCGTGGGTGCCGAATTTGAGGACGTACTACGCGGTTTAAGTATTCACCAAGGCGCGGCGGCCGAGGCCGCGCTTACTACTGAGGGCAAAATGAAAAACCTTAGTATCCAATTTGGTGAGGCAAAAGAGAGCATTGGCGCGGCACTAATCCCGGCCGTGGAAACGTTGTTGGGGCTACTTATCCCGTTGGCCAATTGGGCGCAAGAAAATAGCAAAGTATTTTTAATCGTTGCCGGTGTTATCGGTGGTGTTGCCGCGGCCGTACTTGCCGCCAACGCCGCCATGAAGGTATATCAGGCAACGCTAGTAATCGTTAAGGCCGCGCAATTTGCGTTAAACCTTGTTATGGCCGCCAACCCCATAACGTTGGTGGTGTTGGCCATTGGCGCATTAGTAGCCGCGTTTGTGTTGGCATACCAAAAATCCGAAACGTTCCGGGACGCGGTAAACGGCCTATTTGGTGCCATTAAAACCGGTGTGGTTGCGTCCGTCGAATTTATTAAAGGCTATTTGGAAACCGTTATGGGTTTTTACAAATCCATTTTTAACGGCATAGCAACCTTATGGAATAACACGATTGGCAAATTATCGTTTACGGTGCCGTCATGGGTGCCCGGGTTCGGCGGTAAAGGGTTTAGCGTCCCCAAAATTCCTATGTTGGCCGAAGGTGGCATTGTCACCGGGCCTACGTTGGCCATGATCGGAGAAAAAGGCCCCGAGGCCGTAGTGCCATTAAATCGTGGCAATATCGGCGGCAACATTACCGTAAACGTTTACTCGACGTTGGCGGACGCAACATTGCCCGACAAGTTGGTAAACGCGTTACGCCAATACAACCGGCGTAGCGGCGTGATTGACATACGGGTGGCGTAAATGCCGGGCGTAGTAGCGTCCGCCGGGGATTACACGGTCCTATTGGATACCGGTTGGGATAGTAATTCGTTTCGTTTAGATGACACCGAAAAAGGCGTATTAAACAATACGGAATTTACGTTAGGGCCAAACGTGACGTTTGCCGATATCACGGACTACGTAGTGGGCGTTACGTACCGTCGAGGCCGCCAACAACCATTCGACCAATTCGGCGCGGGCACCATGTCATTTAGTCTTAACGACACGTTGGCCGGCGGCATACTCAACCCATACGACGAAAACAGCCCGTATTACGATCCGGCTAGCAACGTGCCCGGTTTGGCACCAATGCGCCGCGTCAAACTCTTACGCGAAAACACCGAACTATTTAACGGCGTAGTAGAAAGTTACGATTACCAATACAACCTAGACCGGCAAAACATTGTGGCCGTAAATTGCGTGGACGATTTTTGGTTGCTATCCAACACGTTTATGGACCAACTTAACGTAGATCCGGAAACGTCCGGGGAACGTATCGACACCGTATTGGCGTTACCAGAAGTGGACTACACCGGGACTACAAGCATTGCGGCCGGCACCGTGGATTTGGGCCATGCGTCCGCGTACACCGTCCCGGCAGGCACCAACGTGTTGGCCTATTTGCAACAAATCAACAACACCGCCGAGTTTGGGCGTTTGTTTATGTCCGCCGACGGTGTATTGACGTTCCAAAACCGTATCGGCACCACGCTAAGTAGCCCGGTAGCCGAGTTTTCAGACCAAGGAACGAACTACAAATACCGAAACGTGGCTATCCAATTTGACGCTCGACAAGTGGTAAACCGCTCGACAGTTACCGGGTTGGACGGTGTAACGGCCACGGATCAGGATTTGGCAAGCCAAACTACGTATTTCGTACAAACCCGTGACGTGTCCAATTCGTTGTTGCACGTAGCCGGCCAAATCACGGCCGCCGCCGAGTACCTACTAACCCCGTATCCGTCCCCACGGCTTACCGCGCTTACCACGAATTTGGCCATGCTTAGCGAGGCCCAACGCGACACGGTAGCAACGATTGACATTGGGGACACCATAACTATTACGGTGGACGTACCGAACTACGGCACCATTAGTAGCGAATTATCCGTAGAAGGAATAGACGGGGAAATAGCGTTGGACGGTGGCCATACGCTTACGTTTTACACGGCCGACACCACCGTGGTGTATTACCTTATTTTGGACGATCCGGTGTACGGTGTGCTCGATAGCACCAACGTGTTGGGTTAGGATAAACGATTATGGGTGCCAACGCTCAAACAACCGTCCCAACGTTTACCACCGGGCAAGTATTAACGGCCGCGCAAGTAAACCAAATAAATACGGGTGTGCCCGTGTTTGCGGATAGCACCGCACGTACGGCCGCGTTTGGTGGTACGGGGGAAAAAGTTTTGGCGCAAGGCCAATTGAGTTACTTGGAGAGTGACGGGAAAATTTACGTTTATTCGGGTACGGCGTGGATTAGTA